AATGGAGTAGTTCAAGAACCAGGTAAGTCTTATACATTTGATGGTGGTTCATCATTTGAATTTGTACAAGCACCAGATCCTAATGATGTTATTGATATTTTCTTCTATAAAGGAACAACTGGTGTTGACTCAATTCAAGTTTCTGCAGGTGCATCAATAGCACCTACTATCAAAACAGGTGACGTTGTTCAATTAAATAAAATTGGTGTAACAACAACACAAGATCCAAGAACTATATTTAATATCATAGCATCTGATGAAGTAGAAACTAATCTTTATACTGGATTAGGAGTAAATGAAACAACATTTAAACCATTTAATTGGATAAAACAGAAGATAGACAAAAAAGTAAATGGTGAAATAGTATCTAAATCAAGAGATTCGATTGAATCACAAGTATACCCAACTGCCAAAATTATTGATGATATCACAACAACTGATAATGAGTTGTTTGTTGATAATGCAAAATTCTTTAATTATGAAGAGGATTTTTCAAGTCTAGTGATTGCTAGTGTTGGAGGATTAATAGTTGGATCAACAAATCCTGTTGCAGCTGGATTTACTGCGGTTGTTTCAGTTGCTGGTACAATATCATCACTTTCTATTACAAATGGGGGTAGTGGATACGTAGGTTCTACAACATCCATTTCAATATCCTCTCCTCACGCAATAGGGGTTGGTGTTGGAGCAACTGCTACTGCAACTGCATCAATTACCAATGGAGTGATAACAGGAACAACAATAACAAATCCTGGTTTTGGATATACTAATGTTGCTGTTCCACAAGTTCTAGCACCACTTCCTAATGCAATAAAAGAGGATATTGACACTATTACTACTATTCAAGGATTTGATGGTGCGATTACTGGCATTGGTGTTACTGGTGGAATCGAACATCCAACAGCACTTAAATTTAATATAAGTGCCGATTTGACAAATAATCCAAATTCAGTTCTTACTGATCTGAAAGTTGGTTATCCTATATACATATTTGGAACACAAGTTGGACATGGTGTTACCTCAGTTGTGAGTGATAACTCTACTGTCGTTGCAACTGGAACTACATGTGTTGATAATATCTACTTTATAAATGCTTATAATTCTGGTGTTGGTATTATTACATGTAATATAATGAGTGGTGTCAATACCACTGGTATAGAGACCTCTGGTTCAACAATCGGTGGTTTCTCTTGGGGAAGACTCTCTGGATTTACCAGAGGTTCAAACCCAGTATCAATAGGTGTTACTGGATTAACAATAGACTCTGGATTAACAACTTACCCATCTATTCAGAGAAGAGATTTTGGTCTTAGGGACAATGGTTCATTAAGAAAGGATCTTGGGTAGTATAAATATAGAAAAAAGCTAATGATATGGCTGCAATTGTAACAGATCAATTTAGAATTCTAAATGCAAATAACTTTGTGGAGACAGTGGATGACTCTGCAAATTCTTACTATATTACATTAGGTCTAGCTAATCCAGCACTTGCAGTTGGTTTTGGTAGAACTACCTCATGGAATACTGATACCCCCAATCCAGTAGATAATTTCAATTACATAAACCATTCAGGTGATACAACAATATTTGGCAAAAAAGTTACTAGTGCAAATATAAGAAGATTAATAACAAGAAGAAACTGGACTCAGGGAACAAGATATGAAATGTATCGTCATGATTACAGTGTCACAAATCCTTCACCAGTTACAAACGCAACAAGATTATATGATTCTAGTTATTATGTAATTAATAAAAATTTTGATGTGTATGTCTGCATTGATAATGGTTCCTCTGGTATTAGTTCCACTGGAAATGCATCACAAGACGAACCCTTATTCACTGATTTAGAACCATCAAGAGCAGGTGAGAGTGGTGATGGATATATTTGGAAATATCTATTTACCGTTCCACCAAGTGATATTATAAAATTTGATTCAACAGAATATATTTCAGTTCCTGGTAACTGGCCAACTTCTTCTGAAACTCAAATTCAATCAGTGCGGGAGAATGGGGATTCTACTATAAACAATAACCAGATTAAAAAAGTTTATATTGATAAACCAGGTTTTGGATATTCTCAAAACATTGTTGGTAGAGAGGTTGACATTGTTGGAGATGGAACGGGTGGAAAGGTAATTATTGACACAGACAGTAATGGTAAAATAATAAAAACTGTTGTTTCATCTGGTGGTCAAGGTTATACTTATGGAATGGTGGATTTAGGTCCTCTTGGAAACTCTGGTGTATCTGTTGGAAATTTTGCTAAACTCATTCCAATTATACCTCCATCAAGGGGTCATGGGTTTGATCTGTATAAAGAATTAGGAACTGATAAAATTTTAGTATATGCAAGATTTGATGATTCAACAAAAGATTTTCCAACGGATACTAAATTTGCACAAATTAGTGTAATTAAAAATCCAACATCTATTGGATCTACATCTATTTTTACTGCAAATGATTTTTCATCAGTTAATGCAATAAAGATTGTTTCACCAACTGGAACTCCAACTATAGGGGAAAAAATTAAACAAACTGTGGCTGGCGGGACAGCAGAGGGGTATATTGTTTCTTATGACACTGATACCAATGTCATAAAATACTATCAAGATAGATCATTGTTCTTTAATCAGACTAGTTCCGATCAAACTGACTACGTTGGAATTACAACTGGATCAAAAGTTTTACAGTTTGAATCTTCGGCAGAGAGCATAATTGCACCTACAAGTGGATTTAATGCTACTGTTGATCAAAACTTTACTGGAATAAGTACAAACCCATCTGGTAATAAAGTTATATCATTAGGAGTAAACTTCACAAATGGTCTTGCATCTCCTGAGATAAATAAAAAGTCGGGTGAAATAATTTACTTAGATAACCGACCACTGGTGAGTAGAAACGCTAGACAGAAGGAAGACATTAAAATCATCTTGGAATTTTAAAAAATGCCACAAAAAACGAATTTAAATATAAGTCCTTATTATGATGATTTTAATAAGGAAGATAAATTTTACAAAGTCCTATTCAAACCAGGATTTCCTGTACAAGCAAGAGAATTAACAACTCTACAATCTTCCTTACAAAATCAGATTGAAACATTTGGTAGTCACATCTTTAAAGATGGGTCTATGGTGATACCTGGTAATATAAATTTTGACCAACAATATCATTCAGTAAGAATATTGGATAGTCATTTGGGTATTCCAGTTACTTTATATTTGGATCAACTCATAGGTTTAAGGTTAAAGGGACAAACTTCAGGTATTACTTTAACAATTGATAGTTATGAATTGGCTGGGATCAATACACAGATAGATGATTTAACAATATACGTTAAGTACTTAGAATCGGGAGATAATAATGAAATATCAAATTTGGATGATGGGGAACAATTAATTGTTCAAGAATCGTTTGTTTACGGAAATACTGCGATTAATGAAGGTGAAACTGTATTAACACTAGTAGATAGTAATGCATCTGCAATTGGATCTGCGGTTGGTATATCTTCTGGGACATATTTTATAAGGGGAACTTTTGTAGATGTATCCACAGATAAAATTGTCTTAGACCCATATTCAAATTTACCATCATATAGGGTTGGTTTAAATATTGATGAGCAATTAGTTACTGCTAAAAATGATGATTCTCTTTATGACAATGCAAGGGGATTTTCAAACTTTGCTGCACCAGGTGCTGATAGATTAAAGATAACTACAACTTTGGCAAAGAAAAGTCTAACAGACTTTAATGATACAAACTTTATCGAATTATTAAGATTAGATGAAGGTGAAATCAAAAAGATGGTCAAAAAATCAGACTATTCTTTAATAAGAGACTATTTTGCTGAGAGAACATTTGATGAGTCTGGAAATTATTCAGTAGAACCTTTTGATGTTCAAGTTTTTAATTCATTAAATGATGGTATATCTAACGAGGGTATTTTTAGATCAAATGAAGTAACAGATCAACAGAACACACCATCTGATGATTTAATGTGTGTAAAAGTCTCAGCTGGAAAAGCTTATGTAAAGGGGTATGATATAGATCTTGGTGGTTCTACGATCATAGATGTAGAAAAACCAAGAGACAAACAAACAGTTGGATCATCATTAGTTCCATATCAAATGGGAACTATATTAAGAGTAAATAATGTTTTTGGTGCTCCTGTACCAAATATCAATTACGACACAAAAGTTGTTGAATTTTATAATCAGAGAACTAGTTCAAATGTTGCTGGAACAGGTGAATTAGTAGGAAGAGCAAGAGTTTATTCATTTGCTGTTTCAGACGCATCCTACAGTGGAACCACAACTGAGTGGGACTTGCATTTGTTTGACATGCAAACATTTACTCGTTTAGAACTCAACCAAGCTGTAAGTAATGCTGAACTTCCTGACACATCATTTGTAAGAGGTTTAAGTAGTGGTGCAACGGGATTTGCAATCGCAGCGGGTGGTGCAAGTGCAGTAATTAAATTAACTCAAGTCACTGGTGTATTTGTTGCAGGTGAGCAAATAATTATTAACGAAGATTCAGAAATACCAAGATCAGTAAGAACTGTCAGAACTTTTGGAATACAAGATATCAAATCAGTTTATCAAGATGCATCTTCTGTATCTGGATATGCTTCTGATTTTGTTGCTGATACAGTTTTACAGAGTAAAGTACCAACTGGTTTCAGTATTACTGATAATTTAAATATAAATGCTGCTGGTATTGCTACATGTGCAGGTAGAAGTTTTACTGGTATAAAGACAGATACTATCATTAGATATCAATTAACTGGTGAGGCAACAGAAAGATTTAACAGAGTTACAAGCGTATCATCAGATGGTCTTTCTTTAACATTAACAGGAGTTGCAAATGTAACTGGTGTATGTAATGGTGCTTTACCAACTGGTCAATCAGTTGCACCTACATTTAGATTTGGTGTGCCCAACATAAATTTAAATGAAAATAAAGGATTATATGCTGAACTGGGTAATAAAAATGTATCTGATATTGATTTATCAACTGCTAATTTAACTGTTGGTGCAAATATAACAGGAGAAAGTACAGATGGATCTGGTATTTTAACATTTGACTTAGCTGCCAGTGGTATTTCAAGTGCATTTTATGATGGTTTCGATGCTGAAAGATACTCTGTTCATTATTCAAATGGAACAATTGCAGATTTAACATCAGATCAATTTGTTTTGGGTGCGAATGGTCAGTCTGTCACTATCAATGGATTATTAACTAACCAATCAAACGTTGTTGTAAGTACTACACTTAAAAAACAAGCACTAAAAAGTAAAGTAAAAAATTATATAAGAAGTGAAAAATTAGAAGTTCTTAAAACTGCTGTTGGTATTAATACATCTCTATCAGGGATGGATAAATCCACTGCTTATGGTTTAAGAGTGGAGGATAGAGAAATATCATTAAATGTTCCTGATGTAGCAAAAGTTATAGGAGTTTTTGAATCAATTGACACAAATTCACCAACACTTGATAGATTAACATTTCCTGATGGTTTAAATTTAGACACAACAGCAATAGTAGGTGAAAAAATTATAGGTGATAGTAGTGATGCTGTTGCACAGATTACTGGAGTAATATCTGCAACTGAGGTTGAGATAGCATATCTTACTCCATCTAAATTTACAATCGGTGAAGTTTGCAATTTTGAAGAATCAGTTATATCTACAACATTGCAACTTATAACAGTTGGAAATAACTTGAATATTACAAATAGATTTGAACTTGATAAAGGACAAAGAGAACAATTCTATGATTATTCTCGACTTGTAAGAAGAGTTAATTTTCCTCCTGCAACTAGAAAAGTTTTAGTTGTATTTGATAAATATGTACTACCTAATAATGATACTGGAGATTTTTACACAGTTGCATCATATGATGAAGAGAGGTTCTCAAATGATATCCCATTATTGAAGAATAAATTAAGAGCAACTGATACTATTGATTTTAGACCAAGAGTTTCTACTTACACTGGTGCGGAGTCACCTTTTGCATTTAAAAATAGAACTTTTGCAAGCACTTTCAATCCATCATTTATTGTGACTCCAAATGAGAGTTCAATACTTGGATATAATTTCTATTTACCTAGAAATGATAAAGTTGTTTTAGATGTTCTAGGAAATTTATCAGTAATTCAAGGAACATCATCAACTGATCCTTCATTTCCACCAAACACAAGTGAGGCAATGGAAATTGCAACTATTCAGTTACCTGCCTATTTGTATGATCCTGATGATGCAATTATAAAAGTTGCTGATAATGTCAGATATACCATGAAAGATATTGGTAGACTTGAAGATAGAATAGACGTTTTAGAGGAAGTTACTTCATTAAGTTTACTAGAACTTGATACAAAAACTTTACAAGTTCAAGATTTTGATGGTCTAACAAGATTTAAAACTGGATTTTTTGTTGATGATTTTAAAAATATAGATTTATTAGATACTGATGATCCAGACTGTAAGATTAGTATTAATTCTGATGATAGAGAGTTGAATGTTCCTCTGGATTTCTGGTCAATGAAACCAGAACTGGCATTGAATTTAACAACTAATGTTGATACAGCAGATTTTTCTCAGAATCTTGAATTGTTAGATACAAATGTTACTAAAACTGGTGATTTAATTACAGTAGCTTATGAAGAGGTTGACTGGATAAATCAACCATTGGCATCCAGAGTGGAGAATGTTAACCCATTCAATATGGTGGAATTCCTTGGAAATATTGAATTAAAACCATTTGCTGATAGTTGGGTTAGAAATGTTGAAGTTGATGGTGGTGTTAGAAGGTTAACAAGAGGAAGACGTAATAGAAGGTTTGTAGAGAGATTACTAACGAATCAAGAACCTGATACTCATATCAGATCTAGAAACGTTGCTTTTACAGCAAACGGATTAAGACCTGTTGCTAGATTCTATCCATTCTTTGACAGTGTTAGTGGGATAGATATCGTTCCAAAACTACTTGAGATTTCAATGGTGAATGGAATATTTCAAAAAGGTGAAACCGTAGAAGCTTATGATACCTCTACTGGTGATCGTGTTGCAATATTCAGAATTGCTCAACCAGATCACAAGTTAGGTGATATAAATTCACCTGATGAAACATTTAATGCAAATCCATATAATACATCTGTATCACTTGGTTCTGTGTATTCTGCATCAACAAGTGTTTTGAATATTGATGTATTATCATTAGCAGATGAGGCACAAGGAAGATTCTTTGGATATATTCCAACTAGTAATGTAACATTATTAGGTCAAAGTAGTGGTGCACAAGCAAGTGTTGAAAATGTAAGGTTAGTTGCAGATACATTTGGAGATCTTTATGGGTCATTCTTCTTTAGAGATCCATTAGCAGTTCCACCACCACCATTAAGGTTTAGAACAGGTATTAG